AGAAGTTATATGGGTTTCTTTCGTATGGGAAAGCGTGATATGGGATTCTATAAGGAGTGAAAGGATTAAGTACTGCTCTTAATAAGTAAGTACCACATGTCCATATATTTACTTGTACTTCGTCTAGGTCATCAACACTGTCGGGTAAGTCAATACCTACTTCTCTTGCATACTCTGCATCCATAATGCCCCAGTATTCTAAGACTTCAAAGTTAGAACCAATTTCTTCATCGTATCGTGAATCATCTTTTAATTGGCTTTCAAAATCTTTTTCTACATAGTTTGGACCCATTTGAATTGCACTACGTATAGCATCGTCATCAAAGTAAGGCATGTTTCGTAGTTGTCTTAATTGACTACGATTCATTTTATGTCTATGAATTATATATTCACATTCTTCCATGTTAGTTGCATTAGGGTCTGGATAAAAATCCCAACAACTAACAAACTCAATACGTGGTACTCTTACTTCTAAAGGATTGTAAGCTCTGTTACCTTCCTCATCTGTATCCCACTTGTGTAATTTTTTATTAAAGTTAAATGGTCCTTTGACAATACCAGTACCTAGTAAAGCCGACTCTAGTAAAGCATTTCTCATTTCAGAGTTGCCGTTAGATTCTTCTATTTGGTCATGGATTAATTTTTCCATTCGCCTTGCAGCTTTTTCTGCAGGGCTTATTTCAGGGATTTCAGGAATAGCACTAAAGCCATCTGCTAACATCTCGTTCGCTTTTTGTTCAATGCTTTCTATTTTTGGAAACGTAGCACCTGCAGGTAATGTACGACCATCTCCTTCGTATCCTACATCGAATGGGTCACCTACAACATTACCTAAATTATCTTCGTTTATTTCTAAACTCGGTGTAGGATTTTGTGGGTCGAGGTGTGCATTTTCCTTTTCGCCCTCGGGTAGCTTTGTTTCTGCTATACCTATAGGAAACTTACCGGTTCCAAATATAACATCAACTAATTGTCCAAAAGCAGCTAGTACTTTTGTTTTAGTTATTTTAACAAAGACTCTAGATTTTTCTGAGTCTCTGAATTTGACTGATTTTTTGTAGAGCCCTCTGTAGTTTTCGTAAGCTCTTAACCATCTTCTTTCGTCAGTTTCTCTAGCATCTTCTGCTTTAGCATACCGACTATTGATAATACCTACTAAGTTTAATTTCTGGTCAAACTCTAAGTCTAAAGTTTTTCCTGATTCTCCTTCAACATCTACGTAGATATTGTCAGAGTTTAAAAATGTATTCTCTTCTGCCATACTTAGTATCCAAAGTCTGAATCAGCAGGTTTAAAGATTTCTCTTTTAAAACCGCGTAAACGCTCCAATGGATTCTCCATTCGAGGTCGACTCATTATCATATAACGCAATGCATCATATGCGTGGTCTGAAGCGTGAGTATCCACATCTTCAGGGTTAGTTTTGGACAGAGGAATACTTTGTAATTCTCTTATCAAGTTAGGACACGTATTAAATATCTGTAACTTCGGTCTGCCACTTTCTCTTGTTTTTAAATATTCGTGTATTTGTATTTTACCTTGCACTCTGTTTTTATCTGCTCTTCTTAGCTTATGTCCGGCTCTAAGTAATGCTTCACCTACAGTTGGACCAGTCGTGCCTGTATTTGCCCATGCTGCGGTATCCAATACACCATTTACGGAGAAAGGGTCTTCTATCTCCATATCGGTTATTATAGCCCCTAATTCCTCACCTGTCAAGCCTTTTCGATACAATTCGCGATAAATAATCAAAGTATTATCATTTAAATCAATAATTCCCCATAAACAACAACTTTCTGAGGCATAACCATAGTCAATTCCTTTAACTCTTTCCCAAGCTATCGGTAACTCAAATGGAGTAATTACATGCATTGTAGGGTCAAATTCTACAAATGCAGCTCCTTCTGCTACATCCCAATTACCCTCTAAGAGTTGTTTACGTTGTAAGGGTGGTAAAGATTTTAGCATCTGCTCATAGATACCATCCTTTGCTAAGTATGGATTGTCTACTAGCTTTGCCGGAATAAACTTTCGTGTTAGACCATCAGAACCTAAAAAGCTTTGATTAGATTCGTTAGGTTCTATGTAACGCTTTTTAACCCAATGAGAACCAACACCTCCGGGGTTTGCAGTACAACGTAAATAAGTTTTAATACTAGAGTCTGTAGTTCTTAAACGAGAGGCTAAGTAGTTCCATGAAAACTCTGTAGGTAGGTGTGTAATTTCATCGAAGCCTATCCAACTATATGCTTGTCCTTGATAACGATATACGTCTGCGTCTCTTTCTAGGAAGCCGAACTCTACTTTCGCTCCTGAAGGAAAGTTCCAAAGCTTTTCAACCTCTCTAAACTTAGCACCGGGAAAAGCTTGAGGATAAAGCTCACGAGACTTGTCAATCATCTCTCGAAGTTCTGGCATAGAACGGCTTAGTATAAGAGCTCTGTGGGCAGGACGATGTGCATAGCGTAGGGGGTCTACTATCATTGCGTAGCTTTTACCGCCACCGGCAGCCCCACCATAGAGAACATCTTTTTCATCGGCTGCTAGAAATTCTGTTTGTGGTCCTTCATTAGGATGAAAGATAACTTTAGAGTCTCTTAACATCTCTTGAACAGAAGGAGAAACCTTTTCAAAATCACTATCTAAAACAACAGTACTTTTTGTAGGCTCTGTTGCTTTCTTGATTATTTCTTTTTCTTCTTTTACTTTCTTTTCTTGGGCTGCTATCTTAGCTTTAACTTTCTTTATTTCTTTTTCTTTTTTTGCTAAAGCTCGTTTGCGTTGCGTAGCCACAGTAAAACGACTCCTAGGTTCTTTAGGAGTTACTTTCTTTATAATCTTAGATAGTCCTACGTGACTGATTTTTCTATCGGCTTCTAGCGAGAGTTGCTCTGCTGCTTCACGTAGTGAGGATTTCTTTTCTTGAACCAAAGCAATATATTTGAGAAGGAGCTCTTGTTGCTTTGGGATTGGCTTGAGATAGCCTTTGATTTCAGATTGTTCGTAACCAAACGGAATAGTTACACTTTTCTTTTTAATGTAGCCTTCTTGGGGCATTACTTACCTTTATGAAAGATTTTATCCCAATTGCTATCAAATTGTTCTTGAGAAACTGTGGAAGGTCTTAAACGAGAACCTTTACCTACACGTCCACGATTTTTTTTGTTCGTCATTAAAACTGGCTTTTCATTGCTACCTAACTGAGCCATAGTCTACCACTTAACCTTGTCAGCCCAATATGCTGCTGACATTTTTCCTTTAGCTATGTTTTTACCATGACGTGCTTTAAAAGACTTTCTTTTAGCCTTCATTCTAGCTGATTCACCTGCTTTAGGCTTTCCGGCTGTACTGGCTCCTTGTTCACCAAAACGAATAGTCTTGACCTTGTCACCAACTTTAGCAACAACAACATGAGACTTCTTAGGATGGCTAGGAGTTCTTTTAGGCTTATTGTAGCCGGATACTCCTGCTCTTTTTAATCTACTATCTTTTTCTGCCATTATCTTTTCTTTCCTTTATGCAACCCATGTTTAGCATGTTGCTTACCTTTTGCAGTTGCTTCTCTTTTCTTTTTGTTAGCTGCTGCTAATTTACTACGACCTTTAGGAGTCGACTTAAGTTTCTTAATAGTTTTAGCAGGAGCATAGACCTCTCCTGTTTCAGAGGACTTCTTACCACTAGGAGTTCTCCACTTCTGTTTAGTCCAACGCTTGAGAGACTTTTGTGACTTCTTAAGTGCCATGTCTACTTATAGCCTCCACCTTTAGCTTTGTATTCTTTAGCAAGCATCTGAGCTTTACGAGCAGACCATTGACCTGCTTTACCGCCTTTAGTTCCTGCTTTAATCTTATTAAAGAGTCTTTTTCGCATAGTAGGCTTAGTATAGTTACCTGCTTTGTTTACTGTTGATTTCTTTTTTGTAGCCATATTAATGAAGTATTCTTTTTTCTGTAGGCATCTTAATTGTATCTAGATAGTTATTTTTAGCAAACTCGGGTTGATAGACTATCTCTGTAATTTCACCTACAATAATTAAACCATGTATATCTGCTATGGACTCTGCTTCTTCAAAAGACTCTGCAAAGATATTTAATCCTGCATAGATGATATCCTCTTCTTGATACTCAGTCAGAAATATCTTCATAGTCTTCTTCCTTAATATCAATTAATTGCTTTTCAGGCAATATAAAAATACCACCATTAACATTTTGATTAATGTCTAAGCGTTCTGTTTTAGCAACACCAACCCTATCAAGGATTGTTTGAGCTGCTTGTAACTTTACATTTGCTTGTGGTATAGCAGTATCGCCTTCCATGACTTCAACGAGCTTAAAAGCTGCTTTAGGTGCTTCCCTTGCGAGGACTGTTGAGGCTAATTCAACTATTTCTTGTTTAAGACTATTTATAACTTGGTAGTGATTTCCTGCATAGCCTGCAAGTTCAGCAGAAAGCTTTAAATCTCCTTTGGTCTCAATGAGATTATTAAGGAAAGATTCTTGTTTTTCTGTTAAAGTTCTTTTAGTTGCTGTTGGTAAAGCCATAGAATGCTTATTATAGACCTGAGATTAGAATGTGTCAAGTATAAAACAAAATAAATTAAATAGTCCTTGACAGATTGAGAATTAGACTGTATAATGTAATTAACCTTCCGAGGTTAAAGTATACCCCCAACCTCACCCTTCTACTATATAGTTCTATATAGACTTTACAAGCCCTTTGATGTACTTCATAGGTTACACTGCCCGCGACCAAGCCTGTACTTAACAACTCAAAACCCTTTGAAATGTATGGAATTTAGTATATATAGGGGGGATGGGGGGTGGGCATCCTGCCCCGGGGGTCTCTCAAGCCTTGCAAAGCTTCAAAGACTATCAAAGCTTCTAAAACTTAACAGAGTTCCGGGGAAATCCTCTCTAGCTTTGAAGGCTTTCAAAGTTTACGAAGTAAAAGAGAGCTATTTAGAGCTAGTAAAATAATTCAAAGACCTCAAAGAGTTAACCAAAGCTATACAGTAAAAACAAAGCCTTACAGGCTCTAAACAATCTAAGCAATAGGGGAGGAGGGCTCATAGTCTTTTGAAGCTTAACGGGGCTCTATGGAGCTCTAAAGAGCCTCACAGGTTTCCAGAGACCTTAGAGGCTTTAATAGCTAACGCAAAAGTAACCGCCCATAAAAAAAGGAGCCCTTGTAGGCTCCCTTTCTTTTCTTTCCCTCCTTTTAAAATTCAAACTGTGTCCAAATAACAGTTGTAGGTTTTAAAAATCTTTCTTTGTTTATATCTTCAAAGTCAATACAAGAAAATCTTTTTTCCTTTCTTAAATACTCCCCTTTTATATATACCTTTTTAGATTCCGGTTTTAGTTTGAAATACTCCCCCGGGTTTAGGTCCTTTAGTTCTGTTACTTCAATTATATTCAATGTTTTATCCTCCAATTGTAAAACCTCCCACGCATCAGCAAGGGTTGGTTTCGGGTTATTATAAATATACATAACCTCCAAAATACTAGAATACTTTTTATTTGTCAACAAAAAAAGGGACCCTTTCGAGTCCCCTTTCTTTTTTACCTCCTTTTTAGTCAATAATCATTAAGCTTAATTCCCGGGCTTTTGTAATAGATAAATTATTAGTGGTTACTTCTTCGGTAGAATCATAATCCCCCGTTGCTGTTCTTCTCTTTTCACTAACAGAAATAAACACCCGTTCATCATCTTCTTCTATTGTTACCCGGACATTATCAGTAGTTATAGAAGTGGTTTTATTTTCAACTATAGTTTTCATTCTTCCCTCTCAAAGACTGGCAACACTTCCTTAAAAGAATAACCGAGTCTTCTTATATATTTAATGTCCTGTTCATGAAAGGTTTTCTTTCCTAATAAGGTAGTAAATATTTTCGCATCCTCGCAAGCCGGATAGACTAAAACATTACCCCAATTAGATTTTTTATAGATTTCTAAGGCTTTCATTGTCGGACTCCTTTAAACATCTTTCTTTTAATTGCTCGTAATTATCAAAAGCATTATGAAAAAGGTCGTAATCATTTATCCAATTTATTAATCCTTTTCTATTTACTATTTGAAAACTCTCTCCGCTCTCATGGTTATAAAAATGTATTGGTTTAAAATCATCTTTCATTGTCGGACTCCTTTGTTGTTGTTTTCTTTCGTGCCTTCTTAGGATTCCCAGATAAAACGGATTCCCCTGGATTTTAATTTTTCTTATAACTTTCATTAGTTACCCTTTTTAAATACGTCTATCATTCTGTTAAAAAATAATCCTTCATTTCTAAATTTAAGTTCATCTTGTATCATTTTTTGATAGTCGCTCGATTGATATTTAGACACCTGTAACATTTTTAAAAGGTTATCTGTTGAGATGTCTTCTATGTTGTTATAAGTGCCGTTAGTTTTGTTATATGCCATATTTTAACCCCCGTTTAAATCCGTTAAAATATATTCCCCGCTTTCAATCTTTGCCCGAGTCTCTTTGATAGTCTCATTTAAAAACTGATTGCGATAGCGTCCGGTAGTTATGGAATAATCCCAATAGTAAGAATCAAGAAAGGTTTTCCCGTTGCCCTTCTTCGCAATAATTACCCGGTAACTTTGAAAGAATTCTTCTCCTTTATGATTAATTATAAATTGATTTGGAACTGTGTTCCCTCTCGTGCTTTTCATGTTTTCAACTTGCATTTTTTCCCTTCCTTTTCTTTTCTAATTGATAGACCCTAACTAGCCAATGATAATTTTTATTAATATATTCTTGATAGTTTATGTAGGGGTCCTGATTGAATAATTTTCTTTCGGCTACATTTGCTAAATACATAGACCATAGAAAACCCTCCCGAAATTGTTCGGCTTCCCGAACTTCATTTAATAATCTTTTAAACATTGCCATATTTTTCCCTCCCGGTTTTAGTTAATGACTAGTACAAAGTAAAGCAACTTTTCAAGATGTCAAGAACTTTTTTTTAATTTTATTTTCTAGTGTTTTATAACACTACTGCACTAGACGACTAGAGCACCACTAACCATTCACACCAACACACTAATAAGGATTGCAACGATTTATAAACTCTATTATAAAATAACTTGACAATTTTTAAAAGGGTTATTATATTGGTCCTTTAAAATAATTATAAGGAGAAAACATAATGCCATTAAAACAAGTATTATTTAATCATGATGTTTTAGTAGAAGTGTTTCATGTTAATTTAGATTTATATGACTTTAAAATCTATACAGATATTAATAGACCTGATGCATCAAGTGACTTTGATTCTTATAGGGAAGTATTAAGTCAATTAGACATAAGACCCATAGGGCTATATACTAGAGAAGAAATTGATGATGTTTTAAAAAAAGTAGAGGAGATAACCAATGAAACAGATTGAAGATTTATTAGAAACTATTACCCCGGAGAGACAAGAAAGATTATTAAACCCTCAGATGTCTGATTGGTTTAGGACTTTGTTTTTAGGGAAGTATGGCTTTAGAGTCTATGATATTAAAGTGGGTCGTAAATGGGTTATGATGAGGTCCAACAACCATAGAGCAAGAATCCCGGTTGAGAAATTTAAGACGTTAGCTTTCGTTACGTGGCGAAGAGACTGTGAAACAGCTACGTACAATCCAAAAGAGACTAGGAAAAGAGAATGGTACAAAGACTATGGTTTTAATAAACCACCTAGAGATTATTTCTTGGACCCTAAACATCTACATTGGACCTAACACATGGTAAAGTGTCAAACTAAAGATTGTTTAACTCATGCTTCGATTCTGGAGAACGAAAGATATTATTGTTCTAGTTGTTATAAACAGAAAATAATTCACCGGGAGAAATATAAGTTGACAAGAGCCCCACAAATTTTATAGAATGATAAAAACTAAGGAGGAAAGCTAATGAGCAACGAAGCAAAAGAACAACTACAAGAATTTATAAGAGAAGCAGTAGCGGAGCGTTGGCAACTACCAACAAGACCAGACTTAGAAAGAGACTGCGTAGACTATGTATGGGACAAATGGGATAAAGAGGTCCCTTACCATGACGAAACCTACGTAACCTTTTTAGTTATTCAGTTTCTATCTAATCATTGCCGGGAAGCAGTTTCATCACAAGACGTAGAGTACATGGCAGTAGCTGAGAAAGAAAGATTATTAACATTATGAGAATAGGAAAACAAACAATAGAACATACCTCAAAGACCGGGAAGAGAGGCAAAAAGACTTCGATAGGTAGAAGGAACGTGGGTACTTCTACTATGTCGAAACGTAAGAAAGAAACCCACAAGCCTTATAGGGGGCAAGGAAAATGAAAGTAAAACATTTAAAAAATAAAACAACTATTGAGATAACTCCTGAAGAGTTAGAGAACTATAGAAAACTTACGAATGACTTAGACTGTATGTTGAGTAGCTTATTTGAGTGTCAAGATATATGGTTAAGTGATGTTCGTAATCTAGATACATTGAAGTGGAGACTGACAGAATTGTTAGGACTTAAATGGAATCGCGATACTCACAGTTATATTCAGACGACTAAATAATATTTTGAAAGAAGAATACAAAATTTTAATTGATGCTCGAAAGCTAGAACGTGAAGTGGATGAATCGTTTAATCTGGATGGCTTGAGAGAGCACTACAACTTGAGCTTAACCCAAGCATTAAAAATTAAAAAACTTTTAGATAAAGATAAGGAGATAAAATGACAAAAGCAACAAGAAAAACTTATGAAGCTTTAACACAGCTTTATGTAGATAGGGATATGGAAGTTGAACTATCTGATTGTGAATTACTTGAATCACTTAGTATTGATTTTGATGAATTCAAAGACTATGTGACAGCAAGCAATATGAGACATAAGAGACACGTAGCAATGTGTGAAAAGATATTCAGAGTACAAAGAAATAAATTAGATAGGGAGCAAAAATGGTAGACGTTTCACAAGTAACACTAGATGTCATTGAAGCAATTCAATCTAACAAGTCTGTGAGTTTTAGATATGATGGGCAAGAGCCTATCCGGGTTATAAAACCACAAGGTTTTTACGGAGACTTCGTAGGTTTTGAAGGCACAGACGAAACAAAAGAAGACAAAGAGTTTAGACGTTTTGGACTTACAAACGTAAGTGATTGGTTAGGCTTAGAAGAATCTTTTGTGGTTCACATTGAGCCCATAGCCTTCACGTATCATCCGACTGCTGCCGAGGTAAGGCAACGAGTCATAGAGCTCTTAGACTTCGAAGACTTAGAGTATGGAGTTGAAGTCCCAGACGCATGACTGAGTATGATGCCCATAAAATGTATGCGGAGCAGCAAGAGCGAGATAGAATTACTGCTCTTCATGCAAACAATGGGGTATTGACAGTACATTTTTCTGATGGTACGATAGAGATATGGAAGCTAAATTGGCGAGGGAAGCTAAAAAAAATTAAAAAAAGAATTAGGAGTACGAAATGAAATTAAAAGATTATGCATTGATAATTATTTATTTTCTCGTGTTAGGTTTATTTATCTATACCGGGATTGAAGATGGAAAATATAAAGACCGCCAATTTCAAAAAGTTAATAAATTAAATAATGATTTAATAAAATTATCTCAATATGTAGAAAGTAAAACTACAGACTTTGAATATCTTGAAAGGAAGATAGATGATAATTTACAGGAGATAGAAGAACTTAGAAGACAATTAAACGAACAACAAAAAACTGCAGAGACTTTTTACAATATGTTTTTTGATACACAATCACAAAGAATTGCAAAAGAAAGTCAAGGTGCTGAGACTACCCCTCCTCCTCCAACCCCTAAAACCGAAGGTGTCGTAACGACTCTCCCCCCTTCGGAAGTCTCAGTACCACCTTCTTCAATTAAAATCTCTACCCCAAAAGAAAGAGAGCAAGTAGTGGTGACCGCCCCTACAGAGAACGTGCCTGTTCCTGATAAGGTTATTGCTTCTTGCCCTCGACCCAATCAAAATTTAGCTAAATACATTAGTAATGTTACGTTGCGTAAGAACTATTCTTTTTCTGTTTTCTTTGACGTAAAGGACCAACAGATAGCTAACATAACTTTCAGTCATAGGCTCCCGGTTAAACTACAAAGAGCTATGAAAAACTATTTAGATGACTTTAATTTGAGTCAAGATAAAAAAGGTTGTAGAATACCCATTCGTTTATTGGAAGGGTAACCATGAAATACAAACTAAACAAACAACAGTTTCGTCAATGGCAGCAGTATGCCATAGAAATAGAAGACAAACTGTACGAAGATAAAGCAGGATTTATGAATGAATATGAAGACGACAATTCGTTTGCTGTACGTTTTTATGACTGCACAGTTTCACAAGAAGTTTTAGATTTCTTTGAAAAAACGCTTGACTTGCTTCCTACAGGCGAGTAAAGTAACCACAAATAACAAGCTATAAGGAGTAAAATATGGCAGTTGCAAATGGTAAAGCGTATTGGGCGAGTGTCACAGTTCCCAATACCACTTTTGAACCAGTCTACACAGTAGACCTAGTAATTAGTGATGAAGACGCTCAAGACTTTCAAGCTAGAGGAATTAAAGTTAAGGACTTTAGTATGAAAGATGAAGATGGTTCACCTCAATATATAGGTAAAGCTGTCACCATAAAAAGAAAAGTAAATGGAAAGAACGGACCCCGTACTGCTCCAAAACTTTTTAATAAATCTAAAGAGCCTATGGACGTAACAGTCGGTAATGGTTCTGAAGTTAGAGTTCAATACAATGAATTTGCTTGGGAATACGCAGGTAAATCGGGTGTGAGCTTAGACTTTCAGGCTATGCAGGTTCTTGATTTAGTAGCTATGAAGTCACAAGATGGAGACGAATTGAACCCATTTGGTGACGGGGAGGAGTTTTAAATGACAGAAGAAAATACAGTCATAGAAGGCTCTGACAAACCATTCATAACTATAGATGACGTACAAGTCTTTGTAGAAGATTTACCTGAAGAAGGTCAACAAATCTTTGGAAGACTGCAACGATTAAACCAGAAGAAAGCGAATGTAACTCTTGATTTAGAAGAGCTACAAGCGGGTATTAATTTCTTCTCCGGGAGAATTGTAGAAATCTATAGTGCGGATGCACCTGAACAATCTAACGATTCTGAAAGCACAGACGAAGACAGTTAGATACTTTAATAACATTGGGCTAGGTCGTCTTTCTGTGCATGAGACACCTAGCCTTTTTTATGCACACTATGAACAATAATCCTACATTTATAAAAATGCATCAGCCCTGCAAAGATTGCGGGAGCAGTGATGCCCTATCAATTAACGAAGATGGTTCTACCAAATGTTTTTCGTGTGGTACGTTTAATCCTAAACCTAATAACAATATTAAGCCTATGACTACAACACAGCCCCCGAAGACATTAGAAACATTTGACAATGGAATCTATGCCCCACTTACGGACAGAGCAATATCAAAAGATACTGCCCTCAAGTATGGGGTAAAGGTTATCTATGATGCTCAAGGGCAAATAGCTCAACACAGATACCCTTATCATATAAACAACGAACAAGCAGGAACCAAAGTCCGCTACATAAAGGATAAACACTTTAAGTTTGAGGGGACCATGTCCGGGTCCGGTTTGTTCGGACAACAACTTTTCAAGGAAGGTGGGAAATATCTCACTATCGTTGAAGGTGAATGCGATGCTATGGCTACTTATGAACTACTCGGTTCTAAGTGGTCCGTAGTGTCCATTAAAAACGGAGCTCAAGGAGCAGTCCGGGACATCAAAGACAACATCGAATACGTTGAAAGCTTTGATAACATTGTTATTTGTTTTGACAATGACAAGCAAGGTAAGGAAGCAGCCCGGAAGGTTGCTAGTATTATAAAACCACGCAAGGCTCGTATCGTTACTATTCCCAATGGTTACAAGGATGCGAATGACATGCTGAGAAAAAACTTACATAGTGAGTTTACGAGGGCATGGTGGGATGCAAAGGTATATACCCCTAGTGGTATTATCCGGGTATCTGATAAGAAGTCTTCTTTTCTTAAACGAGAGAAGAAAGAAAGCGTACCTTACCCTTGGCATGGTCTTAACAAAAAGCTTATAGGGCTCCGACAGGGTGAACTAATGACTCTAACAGGCGGTACGGGCTTGGGTAAGTCATCAGTCACACGAGAGTTAGAGCATTGGCTAATAAATAAAACCAATGATAACGTGGGCATCATAGCCCTTGAAGAAGATTGGCGAAGAACAGTCGATGGTATTTTATCTATTGAAGCTGATGCTCGGCTCTACATTGACGACATCCGGGATGGTTACGAAGAAGGTGATTTAGTACGTATGTTTGATAAGACCTTTAGTTCGGATAGAGTTTTTATTCATGCTCATTTCGGGACTAATGACATCGAAGATATATTTTCTAAACTTCGTTATTTGATTGTCGGTTGTGATTGTCGTTGGGTAGTCGTAGACCACCTACACATGCTTGTATCAGCTACTACGGAAGGCGATGAACGTAGAGCTATTGATTCTATTATGACTAGGTTGCGAAGCTTGGTTGAAGAAACAGGTGCAGGTATTATTCTGGTCTCTCACTTACGTAGAGTATCAGGAGATAAAGGACACGAGAACGGGGTTAGCGTAAGCTTATCTCATCTTCGTGGGTCCAATGCGATTGCCCAACTCTCGGATTGCGTTATCGCCTTAGAACGTAATCAACAATCAGAAGATGAGCTTGAGTCTCGTACAACACGATTAAGGATACTTAAATCTAGGTACACCGGGGACGTTGGTTTAGCCACCGCTTTAGTGTACGATAAAGATACGGGTAGACTATCAGAGTACGAGGACACCGAACTCCTCAATAGTGATTTTACTGATGAGGGGATACCTTTTTAATTATGCAATTAGTTTTTGACATAGAGACTGATGATTTAAAAGCAACAGAAATACATTGTATTGTTGCTATTGATGAAGACGATAAACAATATAGCTTTGATATTATTGATGGTAATATTGAGGAAGGTATAAAGTTTTTATCTACAGCCGATAAACTTATCGGACACAACATTATTGGTTTTGACATCCCGGTAATCAAAAAGTTACATGGTGTTGACCTATGGCATAAAGATAAGGTGCTTGATACCCTAGTGCTTTCAAGGCTTCTTAATCCTGTAAGGGAAAAGGGTCACTCATTGGAAGTCTGGGGTAACAAGCTTGGTGTTTCTAAAGCGACTCCTCCAGAAGACTTTACTACCTATACGAAGGAAACGCTGAAGTATTGTGTGCAGGATGTGGTCTTAAATAAAGTTTTATTTGAGCAGTTAAAGAAAGAATCGTCTGGGTTTTCAATGGAAAGTATTGATATGGAACATCAAGTCACTCAGATATTAAAAGAGCAAGAAGACAATGGCTTCATGTTTGACGAGAAGAAAGCCATGCTGCTTATGGCAGATTTAAACTGTAAGATTAAAGAGACTGTTGAAGAAGTCCATGCGACTTTCAAGCCTAAATGGGTGGATGTTAAATTAGTAACTCCGAAACTAAAGAAGGATGGCACACTAGCTAAGTCTGGTTTAACTGAAGAAGAATACAAAGCTCGTATGGGCTCTACAGATATTAAGCCTTTCATGCGAAAGCAGCTACAAGAATTTAACTTAGGCTCTCGTAAACAGATAGGTGAATATTTAATTGACTTCGGGTGGAAGCCTAAAAGATATACTCCGACTGGTCAACCCATTGTAGATGAGAACACTCTTAAAAAGATAACTCACATTAAGGAAGCAAAACTCATAGCAGACTTCTTACTTTATCAGAAGCGTTTAGCTCAAGTTAAATCTTGGACTGAAGCTGTGACAGAAGATGGTAGAGTTCATGGTGCAGTCATTTCAACGGGAGCTATTACCGGAAGGATGGCTCACAGGAATCCTAACATGGCTCAAGTTCCGGGAGTCTACTCTCCTTTTGGAGAGGAATGCAGGTCTTGTTGGACCGTAGCAGAAGGACACAAGCTAGTAGGTATAGATGCTAGTGGATTAGAATTAAGATTGTTAGCACACTATATGGCTAACGAGGAATACACAAATGAAATTATCAACGGAGACATTCACACCGCTAATCAAAAAGCTGCAGGACTTCAATCAAGAGATAAGGCTAAGACATTCATCTACGCACTCATTTACGGAGCAGGAGATGAGAAGCTTGGTTCAATCGTGCAAGGAAACAGAGAAGATGGTAAACGACTTAGAGAGTCTTTCCTCGATAGTCAGCCTTCATTTAAAGCTCTTAGAGATAGAGTTAACCGAGCAGCTACAAAAGGTTACCTCAAAGGATTAGATGGTCGTAAGATATGGTCTT